GTTTGAGTCGTAATCGAGATTGATGATCTTGAACGAACCTTTGCTGTGTCGAACTACTACACCTTCAAAGGGTTTGCCATCGATTTGATTGATTCCTTTTTGGTAGAAGTTAATCATATCTTCGGATAGCAACGGCCTCACAGAGTGTTCAAAGTCAACAGTGTAATTGTCGTTTACAAACGGCACATGAGGAATTTGTAATACAGCCGCCACGTTCGGGGAGTAATCAGCGTCGCCTTCCTTTTCATACTTCAGGGTATTAAGATTGAAGACACTGAATACGGCAAAGTCCAAGGGACCTTTGCTGTGTGGGTTCTTGCTGAAATTTTGGATATTGCCTCCATAGATTTCACCTCGAAGAGCAAGTGATACGTCGTTCCGTTTGCAATACTCAAGAAGCTTCTCGAGAATATTGTATTTCTTCACGATCTTGGTATAGTTGTTATTAGTTTCTGGTTTGATTTCTAGATTGCGACTAGTAACACCAGTAGACCATTCTCCGGTCGACGGATCTTTGCGTGCGTAGTAAGTAGCACTTTGCCCATCAATCTTCAGGGTGACATCAACCTTTTCACCATACGGGAGAAACCCGATAAGGTTCTGGAATCGTTCTTCGTCAGTCTTCACCAGACTATACGGCAGATTCCCTTTAGCATCCAGAGAGGTTGGAGCAGGTGGGTCGTACTTATATACCCCAATATGGGAACTAATCTCAGTACCAACTTCGACATTTTGAAGATCGAATAACGAGTCTACTTCGGTAAGTCCCATGATAATACCAAACGACCATTCGCCTCGAAGCTTGATAGCTTTGACTCGCGACGACTTTTTCTTAAAGATTTCAGCCCAGGGCTTATCTGGAAGAACAGTATCGGGCTGGATAAAGACTACACGATCACCTACCTTATATTTGTCTTTAAGAGTGATGCATTCATATCCTAGAACTCCAACGAGATCCAACGAATCTGCATTGGGATGATGTTTGACAGCAGCGATGGTTTCAATAGAGGCGAGCTTCATGTAGTTAATATAGCTCGAGGTGTGATGTGTATCAACTATTTTAGCATTTAAGCCAGCGCCATCTTTTATGTCGAACTGCCCATTTTCGTGGGATCCATGACAAAATTTTATTGACAAACGACATGACAACTTTGTTGTATTTATACTCAGTTGCATCCCCTTGTTTCCATACGACGATATGGTCGGGCACCACTGTTGGTCTGTTATTGCCTATGCGATAGACTCGATTCCAATATACAATATCTCTATATGGAGACACCCAGCCTTGGAACCTATCATATCGTGCTGTTAATGTGTCGTAGCTTCTTCTGGAGAAACTTCGTTCGGCATAGTGCCCATCTTCATGATAGACATATATCGTTGCATTTCCGAAATCATTAAGGGGATTCATTGAAGTATTTAATTATTTGTATTTTTTCATTATGGTGAAAATTGTCATTCAAACAATCGTAAACCTGTTTGTTTGTTTCAGACAATTTGTTGTATTCCATTTTATGGATAGCACTACAACTGGTTAGGAAAAATAAAATCGAAGCAAGGAAAAGTTTCATTATAGAAACTACTTACTTCCGTCGAATCTTGGATAATATGCGTTCGTACATTATTCTACAATGTCTATATCTAAGGCGTGATTTCAGGATATCTGCGGATGCTTTTAGGCTACCCCATTTAAGCACTTTGATATTAAAGAACTTTACACCCCATCGGCGCATAGCACTTTTTGAAGGCTGATAGATATCAACCACTGGCGTTGCGCCAACAGGCTTTACCAATGCAGACCCATAGTCGGTGATGACATATCTTTTATTGTCAATCAATAAAATAGTTCCTGCTGGAAAGACAGACCAGTCAGATGCAGCAGATGTAACGCCAAGAGGAGTTCCTAATGCTGTTTTACTTTTGTACCTAATATGATCCTTTTCTGTATGAGTATACGCAGTCGTCTTAATGTGGATATCAGCTCCGTTGCATGACAGCGAAGATATCGCCAACACTAATGATAATAATATACTCTTCATAATTTTTAATCATATTTGAAATCTGGAGACGTTTCATTAAACAGTCTGTAGCTGCGGATAGGTGCTATGTCAGTTAACGTAACTGCTTGAACCTCAACACCCCATTTCTTTGCTTCTGACGCTGCATGTTTTGTAAGCTGCCGATCAATAGTATTACTGAAACATTCGTCTAGATTCGATTCTGTAAGAACTCTTTTAATAATACCTTGTGTCACATCAGCGAGTGCATCCTTCGCGGCGTTCGCTGTTAAGAAGAATGTTTTGCCATCGACAATTTTATATTTTATAACACCCTTGACAACTAAATTTGTTTTACTTTTTTGAATGAAAAGGGATTGGGGTGGCAAACTAATTGTAGTGATGACAGTGTAGTACTCATGTATTTCATCAATTACGGGGAACTTAAAGTGTATTCCGGGTTTGAGTGTTCTGTGATATTTCCCTAAACGAAATACAACTGCTTCGCTGTACGCAGGTATAACTACCGCTGGCTTTAGATAATACCAGCAACTTATTAGGGCGTCAATTAGGCGTTCTAACATTTATTTATTTGCACCTGTCATCAAATGTCTTTATAACATTTAATTCACTTGGTGGGAAGTGGAAGCGGATCTTCTGGCAGAGGGGTGATTGCTTTTGGAATCCATGAGAACCCAATGCCGATATTAAAGTATGGCTTGACCCGATAAATCTTTGTAGATGCACCAACTGATGCACCGTATCCATTATCTGTCTGTCCTATCTTCGCATCGATCGATCCGTTGACCTTTGCTTCGTCGGCGAGTCCCTCGACTGTTGGTTTAATAGTGTTACAACTTGACAATGTCAGTGCAGTGATTAGCATCAGAATTAGCTTGCTCATATGTTTACTTACTATAAATTGTGGTTGTTTTCAAATCAACAGGTGTTTGCTCAGTCCTCAACAACTTTGCCATCTGCATTTTTGATGGTAGCCCCCTTGCTTGTTTTGAATGGAATCCGAACATTATTGTATGTGTTACTATCCTTTACTTCTAGAATTCCTTTGGAAACATTCCATGCAGTATCCGTGCCAATAAACGTGTTCTTACTGCATGTAGCTAAGCTATCGCTGTTCGCCCAAGACGATTCATGAACTCGAACTCCAGTGATACCACCATAGATTATGTTGTTGTTAATCACTGCACCATCTGCCTGGTTGAGTTGAATTGACTTATCTCCTTTGTTGCTGTTCATGAATTCACAATAAGATACTTTGAAGTTCTTTGCTTTGATGCTTGTAGAGACCGCATCTTCGCCTACATTAAGAAATGTCACATACTCAATACCTGAATTTGGTTTAGCAAACATCGCCGCATTCTTATTGTTTCGGACGAATCCGTTTTTAACAACAAGAGGGATATTTGCTACAAATAGCGGTTCCTGTGTTTCACTTTGTCCTCCATCTCCTCGTTGCTTAGTCCCATCTAAGATACCTCCTTTCAAGTCTAGAATGTATACACCGTCTTTGTTAATTGCTTTTGTGTCTAATGTTTTTTCTGCTTCTTTCAAATCCCTCGAATCATTAATATGCCACGATGTTGGTTTGTACACCTTCGCTGATGGTGAGGGTGTACGATACTCTGGTTTTGGGCTTACTGTGCTGCAACCTATTAGAAGCGAGCACAGAAGAAGTGTGAATGTTGATTTCATTTAGGAATAAGCAAATTTGTGAGGTTCTTTAATTGATCGTTTGTCATGTGAATATATTCAATATCATCTCCATAGTATTCGACATCATTCACCTTTGCTATTTTGATATTTGACAAAATAAGATCACAAATGGATGCAGATTTTGGATCTGTGTGGTCAATGCGAATTTGTTGAATAATCGCTTCTAACCGATCCAAAGTATCTGCATTCCATTTGTGAAGTGTGTTTAGCATATATAAATCGTGTCCAACATCTTATCCATGATGGGACCGAAGATACTAATATCCAGAGGACATAGTTGCAAGAGCACGTTCAGTGTTAGTTCAATCATAATTATTCAGTGTAGTGGTACATATACGCTTCATGGCAATCAACGCAGCGGAATTTGGTATTCTCAACGAATGCGGTTGCTGATTCATGGAAGTGACCAAAGAACCAATGCTTTGGTTTAGTTAGTTGATACAGCTTATCCATATCTTCATTTTCAATCTTGAGATCCTGTTCCAGATCTTTATCAGCCACCATCATCGATTTGACAAAGTTATTAATACCAAAAAGACCCGAGATCGGGGGGCGGGTATGAGTTACTACAGCATCGTATGTTTCGTATGCAAAATTCTCATTAAGATAGAACGTTTCATTTTTCCACCAAGTAGGAATGCTAGTATTATATCTATCAATCCGATCAATCGATACTGCACCGCCTACAAGAAGAATTTTCTTACCAAGCAATTCAAGAACAGTATAGTCGGGGAGCAATTCGATATTGTCATACCCTCCTATTGTCTTCCTAGTATTAAAGTATCCTGGGTCATCATGGTTTCCACGAATGACATACAAGTGACTATTCGATTCAGCAAGGAACTTGTGAAGTGGTTTGAGTAATTTTGGGTACTCATGATCCTCAAAGAAACCAATACCAAAATCCCCCACATGGATGATATGAGCATTCTCGATTTGATTTCGCTTAAGCTTAATAGCAAAAAGACCAACATCTCCGTGAATGTCTCCAGCAATAATAATTTTATCTTTTGTCATATCAAGCAGCCAGATTAAGTCGTTTGAAGTTGTTTTTCTTTACCATATCATATACACCGTATCTGTCGAGGATGAGGCGTTCAAGGATTTCGATATCATGGGCATCCTCGAAATTCCAAAGCATCTTTGAGATGACAGGGCACTCTGCAATGAAAAGATCCCGGATGGCTTCTGCTACTTCACGGCATTCTTTTTGTGTAGTCTTGTATAGGCGTTTGTTGAGTGTCGTAATCCAATCTCGCACTTTGCCATTGAAGACAATCTTTGTCTGTGTTGCCTCTGGCATCACCATTCGTGCACATTCCTTCGCTACTCCATTCTTAATGAGTTCCTGGTATAGCTCTCGTGTTTGGTTGAGATGATCTTCAATCGCTTCTGACGCATGTCTACTCTCATCTGTATACATATCATCTGCACTCTTAAACAATACTGGATTGATGAGATCCGTCGATGATTGCCTATTGTTAGTGCATTGCGCTCTAATCTCGATTGGTTCGAATTCAGAGACTGCCTTATATCGCTGGCTGAGCTCTTGTGGTTGAAGACTCCAATGACGAAGTAGTTCCCGACCGATTGCTCTGCTGGTGATGATTTCGATACCCAAGTTTGCCATTGCGAATACCGACCAATGACCTTCTCGGAGACAATGCCTTAGGAGCTTGTGCGGCTCCGTAAACAGTTCATTGACTTCTCTTGAAGAGGAGATTCTAGCAATCCCGACAAGGATCTCATCGATGCTCTTGTCTGTGAATTCGGCGACGCCTGTTGTTTTTGTTACAAGTCTGACTTCCATGAATTAATATAAAATAGGGTTATGTGTGAATCAACAGTTTTTATCATACATCACCAAGCAGATGGATTGCATATATTCCGAAACAGATACTGAATATAGAATCGACACTTCAGATATGTGTTGAATAAGAGTTGTTCTTTTTGACTATAGATTTTGTAATCGTCTGGTATTGTATACCAGAAACCATACTTCAGGAATGAGTCACTGTCGATATGTTTTCTGATCTTGCGAATTTGTTGGAGGCGAGGATCTTGTGTCATTGTGACATTATTTATTTTACGAACATCTGCCAATCATCACGCAAAATATCAAATACTACACCATCTTTTGGTTTGGTGGGTTTCCATAGCAACTTCAACCCACATTCAGACGGAGTCCTATCTGCTTTAGCGTTATTCACTTCGCGATCACAGCAGACCAAATTATCCCAAGTGTTGGTACCACCTCTGCTAGAAGGAATGATATGATCAACACTGAGTTCACTCTTTTGTAGTTTCTTTCCGGTGTATGCACAAGTATAGTTATCTCTCCGAAAAATGTTTTGCTTAGTAGGAAATTTGCCCTTCTTAATGACCATTCGGTCGAATCTGCTACAGATCACAATGGAGGGCAACCGCACTGGTCCTTTGGATGTTTGTACATAATCATCACAAGGACGAATAGGTAGCTTGATCCATTGCTTCCAGTCCTTGATTGCGATGAACGATTCTATTTGCGTAGTATCGTACGACCCATCCTCATTCTGGGTGTAGCTAATATCCAGTGGGACAAAAGATTTGGAGAAAATACCAACCATGATATCAGACCAACTAGCCGGTTCTAGTGGTTGATAGTTAGCATTGAGCTTTAAAATTGGTCTCTTTGAGATCATACAATATTATACAGTGTGGTGACATTTTAATCACTCATTATTTGTTGATTGGGAATTTCCAAACAGCATCCGAACCCGAACCGATCTTCACGAGTTTGTTTTCCTTATTGAGCTTGTAAAGCATCTGCCGAGCATATGCTTCGCTGACATTCAGTTCTTGAACCACGCGATCGATCGTAATGTTCGGCGGTTCCTTCATAGAAAGGATCTGGTCTTCCTTGCGTGATTTTTTCGATTTCGCGGACGCGGTAGTGAATGCAGACATATCAGCGAGCGCAGACAAATCGTATCCGCTTGGACTGATTCTCAACACACCACTATACGGGGTACCATAACGGTTTTTCGAGGTTTGGATGTCTCGATGATCATCAGATTCATCATTGATGCTGATTGCGATATTACAATCAACCGCATGAGTAATCACAGTGCTTCCTTTGAAGTTTCCGTTTTTGGTTTGATGGAGGATGATACCAACCGCACATTCGCTCTCTTTGGCTGCGGAGACGATTTTGTTAATTGCGTCCGCATCTCCCATGCGCTTATCATCGAATTGAAGTGTAGCAAAGCTGTCGACGATCAGAAAGTCCATTTGCTTCATCATCTTGCAGATTTCTTCCACATCCGTCTCGTGACATACTTGAACGGATTTCAAACCCAACCGGCGGCAGCTGTACGCGAGCATCGTGGTAGTTTCTTCACCAGTCACGTATCCCGCTTCATATCCTTGATCGGCGAGAGCCTCGCAGATTTGAAGCATCAGCGTAGTCTTACCAACTCCTGCGGCGGCGGATAGAGTGAATACCATGCCCGGAAGGATTCCCTCACCACCAAAAAGTTTATCAACCACTTCAATGCCTGTGTGCATCCGACGGAAGAACACATCAGGAATTTTGATTTCAGAAACACGAACCATGCTGGACTTTTGATAACTAAGCTTCATATATTGTTTGTTTGTGTTTGGTGTTTGATTACTCTTTAATATGGATGTGGGTTGTGCTGCAATCAACTAGCTTGTGCTTGATGTTTAACAACAAAAAAAGCCGGAGGTCTCCCTCCGGCTTTTTGCTTACTTCCGTATGTGTTAGAGTGCGTAAATTCCACCCTTGCGCTTGACGTCAGATGCAAGG